GCCCTTAAGGACTTATTGATTCTTGAATTGGGATCCCTTGCGGTCTTTTTAGAAGTAAGTTTCTTCTTCATACCTTTCATACGAGCACAGAAAGATTTTCTACGCTTGTTGCCTTTCTTCTTACTTGGTGCTTTTAGATCCGAACCAGGATTCTCACGCTCATATGACTTACGACCCTTTTCATTTAAACCACCTTTTTTATTTTTACCTGCTTTCCTTGTCCAAGCAGCACCTTCTTCAATAAATTCAAAATCATCTCTCCAAGAGTATGATTCACTTTTACTGTTACCATAGTTAGCAGCACCTTTCTTACGGCACTGAACTAATCTACCAGATGCGTATGCTGAAGGCCAAACTTTAGCACTTGCCTTTACTTTCTTGTAGCAAGCATCTTTCTTACCACTACCCTTTCCTTTCTTATCTGATTCTGTTACTATATCTTCTTTAACTTCACCTTTCTCATATCCAATTCCATCACCATCATCATCCCACCATCTCTTTATTGTTTTCTTCTCTGCTTTCTTTCTTACCTTTTCCCAAATCATTTCAAGGTCTGATTCCTTTACACAATTAGGAACAACTTTCTTACCTTTCTTCTTCATTCCTTTTTGAGTATATCCATCCCAACATTTTTCGTCAATAGAAGTTTCTTCTTTCATCTTCTTCTTGTCGGTACTAACATATGTAGGCTTTGCAGCACCTGTTTTCTGTTGTTGACCAGGATCCGCTTTCTTCTTTCTCCTTGATGCAGACAATCTTTCTGCCTTTGTCATACTTGCTCTTTTAGATGATGAAACGCACTTAGGTGTTCCTTCACCCTTCTTATCACTAGCACAGGTTCCACCTGTAACTACATTAACCCATCCTTTCTTACCGTCTTTAGATTTTGATGAATTACACCACTTATGTAAGTTTCCTTCTTTTAGAGATTCCATTTAGAGATCTACCTTTCTTGTTGGACTAAAATCTTTACCATCACCAAAGAAAGTCGAAGTTTCTGTGAATCCAAAATCGTCACCTGGTGGGATTAATGGATCATCATACTGATCAATTACAGTATCTTCATTATAATCTTTTTTCGCTTTAGCAGCGACTGTGTATCTCATTTCACGAGATGCAGTTCTTGTATTAGTATCAGTGTAGTAATCCAACTGAACCTTACGAATAAGACCGTCTGTAGAATCTGCAACAGGACCAAACATAAAGGTCTTTGCTGTGAAATTGAGTGTATAAATTAATGCTCTTCTAGTTTCAAAATTACCTTCATAATCATCAGTGAAATTAATACTATCAAGAACCATTGGAACATCTCTTTTTTCACCAATAGAATTAACTAAATCTATTGTTAATGTAAAACCTGGTTGGAAGAATGGTAATACTTGCTCAAGTATTTGTAGAGAATCATCTTGTAATTTAGTAAGAATATTTAATTCAAATCCCAAATTATAAGGGACTGGCATAAAAACTTTCTTTACTTGCTTACCATCTTTAACTTTAAATGTTTGAGTTACACCTGTTTTTCTACTAGGATCATATGTAATATTATTGACCTCAAACGACATTCTAGGTAATGATATTTGAGTTGCCTTATTAAGATCTGGTTGTTGCTGTATTCTTGCTAAGAACTTTTGTCTAGGTCCATATGATACAGGAACCTTCATTTCACTTATATCTTTACCTGAAGCATCTTGATGACGTACATGTACATCATTAAACAGTGTACCAAAAGAGATAACAGTTTTTCTTATTATTTCGTGATAAAAATACGTTCCTAACATTATACTTGTCCAAATGGGTTGGATTCAGTGAAGTCCAAAATATCGTCACCAAAGGTTTGAAACTCGTCACCTGAGTTATATTTATCATCAACATCTGTTGTATTGAATGAAGCAACAGCATATGTTGCTCCTGATTCTCTACCAATTACATCTTCACCAACAAAGAATCCAGATACTGTTGAACCTATTCCAACATTACTTAACTTAAGAGTATCAGTATCAGAATCCCAAGATTTAACTCTTCCTTGTGCATATGAACGAACTCCTTGAACTATTTCATTGTAGATGAAAGTTCCAATACCAGACATACCTGGTGGATTAGCAACAACTACAGGTGGTACTGACGCATAACCACGACCTGGATCAGCAACATACACACTTCTTAGTACAGAATTGCTACCAATAGTTGCAATAGATGCTATACCAACAGCAGTAGTTCCTGCACCTGGTTGACCAACTGTTATTGTTGGTTCTGTTCCATATCCAACTCCACCATCAGTAACATTAAATCTAATTACACCATTATATACAGTTTCAATAGAACAAGTAGCAGCAGCACCTGTACCACCTCCACCACTAATAGTAATAGTTGGTGTTGAATTATAACCTGCACCAGCACTTGTCATCAATATCTTTTCAATAGAAGTAACATTTGCTTTGGTTGTTAAAATACCAACTGCTCTTGCAGTGTCTCCAGTAGGAGATTCTGTAAATGTAATTGATGGTTGTGATGTAAATCCAGATCCATCATTATTTAAGAATATTTCTCTAACATATCCAGTACCAATAGAAGTTGTTACTTCTGCAACTTGTCCTAGTCCAACTAATCTAAGGGTACTTAGATATCCCTCATCTTGAACCTGAGTATCGATAATATCGATAGAAGTATCAATAACTTCATCCTCATATTCAAAGAGTTCACATTTAAGTTGATAAACGTAGTTTTTACCTAACTGATAAAATGGATCTTCGTGCTCTACAAACTTAACTTCAAATAATCTTGTTCCAAGTGGAAAATATATTAAATCACCTTCTCTAGGTCTAGTAGCAAGTGTTATTCCCGAATCAGGATCACCAACATTTGCTGCTAAAAACGGTGCTATAAAATCTTCAAATCTTTCTTTTGAAACGGTAAGAGTTAATTCATCTCTCAAACTCATTCCAAATTTAGTCATTATATCACCTTGACCACCATAACCATCGTAAGTATTGACATATGCTTCTATGGCAAAATTGTCGTCAAACTTAGAAGATTGTACTTCATTTAATATATTATCAGTATCTACAAACTTTCTTGGAATATAAGTGACTTCAACACCATACATTCTTAATTGTTCGTTTATTAAATCTTGAGCCAATCTTTGCTCAGAAGATGTTCCTTGTAAAAAGAAGGGATTTAATGCCATATTACATTAACCCACAAAATCGTATGGTGGTAACTCATACTCTGTTGACATCTTAGATCGTAATGATTCTATCTCTCTTTCTGCATCATCATATATTTCTCTACCATTAAGTTCTATACCACCTGGTAACTTAACACCCTTAAATTTGATTAGATTTTGTCCCCATTGTCTCTTCATGAGAGCAGTGAGATACTGTTTTAAGAATATATCATTATAAACTTGAGTAAATGATGTTGGATCTAATGCTCTATAACAATCAAGAACTAGGTAAGTGTCTGGATTTTCAGTACCCCAATCAATATCTAAATATAATCTATCTTGTCTTTTATTAAAGCGTATTTGTTTTTCTGGACTCAATAAAAAATCAATATCTTCAAGATATGATTTAACCATTGCATATTGCAGCAATTCAACTGAATTGAAGTTATAAAGATCATTCAAGAATAACTGATATTTTATACTAAACATACCACCTGATATGGTGCTAGTATTAAATTTAAATATTTTCTCTACACCAACTACAGAATCTGGAACTTGTAAGAAATTAGAATTTTCATACCAATTGCTAGTAGTAGTTCCATAACCACTTATATTTGTAGACGTTGCAGATGTGGTTACAATTCCTACAGTATTTGTACTATTTGGTTTATTATTTGCCTTTCCCCTATCAATATCTTCTTGAGTTAACTTATACTTGAGATACATTCTCTCAACACCGTCGAAATGACGTTCATTGAAGAGTTGAATGGCATCATCGACTAAATCATCTATTTGATCATCATCTATATTAATCTCCAATACAGGAGCACCCAACTTGCGTAAGCAGTAATCTATAAGTTGTGTTCTACTTGCTGGTTTTGCCATATCCTCTAAGTATCAGTTTTCTTAGTACCTTTCAATTTTTTAACTTCTTCCTGCAAGGTAACAATTTCTTGCTGAAGTAATTTTGTTTCTTCCTCAGAATCATTTTTTAGAGTTTGTAGTTTTGCTTCCAAAAGTACATTTTGATTTAATGATTGTGCCAATTTACCATTGTATAAACTGACAAGAACATTAACATCAACGTCACCATTATTTTGTTGCATAATCTATTAAGGTTAGAAAGTACCCCCATCAAGTGTTGAAGACCAATGAGGCTTATTAGTATATATGATAGTAATTGAAGATGGTATTACAGAAAGATTCTCAATTGCTCCATTGTTTCCTTCTTTTCTAATATTATAAGAATTAGTAAATGTTCCTTCAACACCAACTAAATCAACAGAAGATACATTAGATATTGAAGTTTCAACAACACCGTAAGCACCACTAGTATCTTGTCTTACAATATCACCAGCGTCAACTGTTATGCCAGAAGGTAATGCTAAGGTATTCTTAGTAACAGCAGTTAGAATCTGCTTAGAGGTTACTATAGGAGCAGCAGGATTATTTGTTGAGGTTTGTAGTCCATTCTCATCAAAATATACAGCACCGTGAGGATTGTAATCTGCAGTTTGATAATAGATTCCTTTAATGTCTAGGAATCCTCTTGTACCAGATACTGTATTGCTTGTAGTACTTGCATCAGGAACATAAGTCCAAGATCTTTCTGGAGCACTACTTCCAGTATTTGAATCTCCGTCTACATAACCAAAATAACCAGTTTTATTATTTGCAGTACCAATACCAGTATTATACTTAAATGCTATACCACGATCTGTATTTGTATCGTAAGCATGAGTAATTGTTAATTCTGAAGTTGTTGTAATACCAGCTAAAGTTGTTCCCTGAATAGTAATAACTTTATTTGTGGTATTAACCTCAGTAATAGTTGTTACTCCACTATTTGGTAATGAAGTATGATTACTTACAATATCACCAGTATTGATACCAACAACAGAATCAATTGTAATTGTACTAACACCAGTTGTAACTGGAGCCATAACTACTCTAGAACTAGTAACATCACCAATAACAAATATTGGATCATTAACTGTTACAGCAGTTGAGTTAACAGAAGTTGTTGTACCATCAATTTGTAAGTTACCTTTGATAATAACATCACCTTCATTACTCATTCCATCTGGATATGGGTCAATAAACAGTTTATCTCCACTACCACTGACAGAAGATATAACATTATCTTCAATCTTAACTTTACCAAAATATGATGAAGTTTGAACATTCAATGGGGTAGTAAATTTAACTTGTTTACCAGTAGGACTGGATACTACTACTTCATCATTACCATTCTCATCATATTCAATCTGAACGTCTTTATCTGTACCAAAAGATAATATTGTATCGTCTACAACATTAATATGTCCAGTTCCTGTAGTTTCAAATATGATGTCTCCATCAGTATCTGTGGATGATACGGTATTACCATCCATTCTAAGATTATCTACATTCCACTGATCAACCTTTCTATTATTATCAAGAACAGCAACTATACCACCGTCACTATTTCTTGTATTTTGAACACCAGCAATTGCACCTGGTGCATGCTCCATCATAGATGAATAATATTGACCACCTACAGCAAATACATTATTACCATCATCACCAATAAAAATTCTATCTTTATATTGATTTACTCCACCATAACTTCCTATGCCAGTCACATAGGCCATTTCACCCCAGTTTAAACTAGCAGGTTTAGTGGTCCCAGAGGATCTTTTGATCCTAATAATACTAGCCATTTAGAAATTTCCCCCGTTGATGTCCAATGTTGCTTCTGATCCTGGAGTTAATGTTAAGGTGGCATCCCACTTTTGCGTCGCTCCATTATAAACAAGCACCATACCATTTAACAAATTCGTGGCATTAATGTCACTAAGTTCAGCAAGAGATAATCCTTGAGCACCAGCCAGTGAAGAAAGAACCTTTACTGCATTTTGTTGCCCTACTCTGACCTTAATATCTGCCATTTATGTAAGCAATTCAGAATCTATATATTTATTTATGTTTTACGATTAACTAACTCGTAAAGTAATGACTTAATTTCGTCAATATCTTTTTTCATATTATCAATCTCTTGCTTCTCAGTTAATTTTCTATTTTTTTTATTAATATAATTAAAATATCCTTTAGAATCCATATTAAGTATGGCACCCGTATTTTGGTCACGAAATAGATTTTTATTGCCTTCGACTGGTATCATGCTTTTATATTTTTTAAAGGATCTAATATTGGTGGATTTATTTGCGGAGAATTAAAATATTCATCATTATATTTTTGCTGTAATTTACCATATTCTTTTTTAGTTACGTCCCTACGTTTCCTTTCTTCTAAAAATTGTTTAAAGGATTTCATATCTGATTAAATGGATATTGTTTTAATTTATCATTAACAGACCTAAGATCTATTGGGGGATGAAATTTTACTAATTTACCAGATCCACTAGGATCTATAATAAATTTAATTGCTGGATTTACAGAATTCCTCACGCTAAAGCAATTGCTCTAAAGTCTTTTAATCTGACTGGTACTGCTTCATTCGTAGAAGTCATCACAATTTTAATAGCAAATCCATTAAATTGCTCTAAATCATTTGCAGTAAATTGATATTCTGAGAAATCATTCTTACCATTTTTCTTAACTGCAGCATCTGCTTTACCATTATTATTGGAAATGTCAATAACATCATCACCAAAACCATCACCATCAGTATCTATCATATTATCATATCCAGGAAATGCTCTATAATTTTGAGATACTTCAGTAGAATCTGCACTGAATAATCTATAGAATACTCTAAAATCTGCTTCTGGTTGAACATTTGCAGCAACAAATACTTTAAGTGATGTAGCAGGTTGTGCTAAATTAACCTTTCTGGAAATAAATAATGATCCATGCTTATCTCCAGTTAAAGCATTAGTTGTAGAATCTGTAGAATAATCATCTATAGGACTATTAATTTTATTTCTACCCAAAATGAATGTTGAATTTTGAACATCCAATACAGGTGATAAATTCTTATCGCTTGTTGACATATCAACTTTTAACGATAATGATTTGTTTCTAGGTAAAGTTGATAGTCGTTGTGCTTCATTAACCTTAGATGCAACCATTCTAACTGTTGGGAAGAATGTTGTTTCATTTAATGTTGTTGGTTCAAAACCTTGATCAATAAAGGATACTTCATTTCCACCAGCACTGGTTCCACTTACAGTTCTAACAGAAGTTGAAACTCTAGTTCCCTTACCAGGAGTGATTACATTAAATCTTGGAGACATTGATGTAAATTGATGGTTTTGTGAGATACCAACACTACTTCCACCTACCACTCTTTCATCAGTAAAACATAACATAGTATTTCCATTTATTCTGGAACTAGTGCCTCTATCAATCTGTAAATAATAATTATCAACATTTGAAGAATTATTTAATATATCATTAGTTGGTACTGATAAAGCAGTATTAATTCCAACTAATGGGAAACCATTAATTTCATATGCTTGAATATTCTCACCTTCTGGATGAGAAGAAACTGGTGATCCTTCTAGTCCTCTAGAGTTAATAGTCAAATTACCAATATTAACGGTATATGAAACGATCTCACTACCAATCAATGCTTCACCAGTAGATGTTGTAATACCTGCAAATCTAGCGAATGCTAAAGTACTTGCAACAGCAACTTGTGTTGATTCTGGAGTTATACTTTGAGTGGTTTGAGTAACAATTGTATCTGGTTTAATTCCAGAAATACTAATAGTATTATTAATTCCATGATGAGCATGGTTACTTTGAATAAGTTCAATTACATTACCAGTATATAAATCACTAGTAACTACCGAATTAGTTCCTGATTTTACTTTAATATCAGTTGCATTCATTGCAGTTCTAGTATTATTAGAAGAACCATAATGAACAATCTTTTCACCACCTACAAATTTTTCACCCTGAACATCTGTTAGATATAAAGAATCTGGTTTAGTACTTGTTATACCAACTGCAAACTTAGCACCAGCACCTCTCTTATAATTTGACCAAGTATCATCTATTGTTAGAACATCTCCAACAGAATATCCCTTACCCTCAAGACCACCAACTGCATCAACAGCCGTTACTTTTTCGTTAGTAAGAGTTACTGATACAGTAGCTCCACTACCACCACCAGTTAAGGATTTTAAAGGTACACTAGAAAGTGAACTTAAATCATATCCACTTCCACTGTTTATAACAGTAACTGGATCTCCTTTATCTGAATAATGGTTAGATGATGTTCCGTATGTTGACCATATTGGAGCACCATGTTTCTCAATGATACCAGTAATACTATCATCATCTTTATCAGAAACGTTACCAGTACTAATTTTTCTACCAATAGGTAATTGCTCTTCATTTTCTGCAGCATTCTCTTCATTATATGAACCAGTTGGCCATTCTAATTCCAAACTTACCTTTCTAGGTAAAGTTTTTATTGGATTGGAAGAAAGTGCTTGAGTATTTTCATTACCAGCTTTAATTGGTGTATTGTAGAAAGTAACCGTACCACTATCAACAAACTCTGCCTTATAAAGTTTAAATGCTAGATCTTGATATTGACTTGGGGTCCAGATAGTTCCATTTTGAGATTTAAATAAACTACCACCAATATACTGTTTAGTAACAACAACACTTTCAACATCTGGAAGATTTGAAGTTTTAACGGTCTTTTGACCCATTGTTGCAACCCACATC